CCCGATAGTTATCCCAAACTCCTCGCAGACTTTTAAATATTCCTCCGCTACTTCTTTATTCGCAATTACTATGTCATCCCCTAAAACTCTATACCCTCGGAAAATATCTGTAATGTTTTCTAAAGGGCAAATTCTCATATATGAGAATTGGACGATTAGATGATGGACTAGCGCCATGGAAGCCCAAGATGAAAGGGCTCCCATAGGTTGACCACGCGTATAAGTTACATAATGACAATCATTATGCTTATAATACTCTTTCTTCTTAGGATCTCTATAAGGGAGACCGAACTCTCGGTCAACCAATAAAGACATCCAAAGATTACCAAAAGGTTTGCCAAAGATCTCATTCAACACAGTTACGTATAACTGTTGAGGAATCAGGTCAGTAGCTGACTTAAGGTCATAAGAGTAAAATTCTTCATAGCCTGCATCTTTTAGAGAATGGACTGCACCTTCTTGATTGAAGGTACCGTCCATTTCTTCAAAAGATTCAAGCATTTTAAATAAGACTTGGTGTAGGGGTAAGAGGGCCAACTGAGTCCAATAATCAACCATTGCAAAAACTCGGATCTTTCCGGCAGCTTCATATTTTAAATGAAGCTGGCCAAGAAAGGTCTTTTTACGTTTATGCATTAGTAGCTCATCGAGCGCAGTTGGTTGCGTAGTAAGAAGGACCTCTTTATATATTTCTAAACATCTTTCAGCTTTAACATGGGTAAGGTAATTAAGAAGATGGTTAATGGGCTGGAAAGTCCAATGCCTAGCCGCAACATGCGACAAAAGTATGGACGAACCAGGACCAACACCACTTCCTGTTACCATAAGTGGGAAAACTTTCGGAACTAAATCAGAAATTGAAAACCTTCGTTTCCAATCCTGAATTAGTTTCGAGGTTCTTAAAAATAGACCGAAAGATGAAAGATCTGTATAAAAAGGTTCAGAAGTAATGGAATCAAACTGAGGCTCTTTGTATTCATCAAGAAGGGAACGATAAATATTAGTAATAGATAGCCATGCCCGTATCCATTTTGTGTTACGGGCTAGAAAGGCTTGTCTTACCTCCAAGGGTAACCAAAGAGGAAGACCACCTTTACTAAGCCGCATGGGGCACCCTAATTCTCTAGGATTACAAGGAGAACCCGCGAGATAACTCTCTAAGGCAAACTTTGTAACCTTAAGAAGAAGGATGTACCTGGATACCCCTTGATGTTTTACAATGTGACGTGAATAAGCCGAGAAATGACGCAAGGATGCATCAAATCCTTTTCCAACTTTTATGCCAGAATAAAGCGCAACGGTATTACCAAAGCGCCTTATCAGAGGGTCTAGGCTTTCGCCGACCTCAACCATAGAATCTTTAACTGAAAGATT